GTACTAGAGCTGACAAATGCACCAGTAAACGTAGCAGCTTAATAAAACACACATGCGGGGCGTGACTTATGGATTTGGCAAATATTGACTTACAGGCAGCAGCGGAAGAGGGAGTTGAGGTAAAGCTCCAGCATCCGGCTAATGGCGAGTATCTAGTAGACGATGAGGGCGAGCATTTAACGATTGTTATTCTCGGCAAAGATTCGCAGACGTGGCAGAACGCCGCAAAGCGAGTTAATACCCGGAACGCCAATCGTTATAAGGATCGAAAGATTCCGAATGCAGCACTCGAAGCAGCGCTCTATGAGATATTGGCAGAAAGCACGCTGAAGTGGAGCAAGAACATCGAGTTCGACGGTGCGGCATTAAAATGCACCAAAGAGAACGCGAATATGCTCTATGAGAAGCGCAACTGGATCGCCGAGCAGTTAATGGAAGCGGCAGGGGATCGAGCTAGTTATTTTTTGAAATAACGGGGCTGCTGGGCAAATACGTTCAGCAGTGGGCTTGGCTCTCGACCCGGGCTAAAGACAAAGAACGATCACGCATCGACATGATCGATAGTAATGAGATAGCCGGACGGTTCCCAGACGTGGAGCCGTTCGGCTATATCATAGAAATACTCAGCAGAATTGGAGTCGCATTAAATAGCGGCAACGGGGTTCATGGGCTGACTTGGCAAGAGATCGATGCTTTTGTGGCGAGAACGCAATTGCATCTAACCGGGTGGGAAGCTGAGACCATAAAACGGTTATCCGCTCTATATGCCAGCAGTGTGCTAAAATACGACAATCAGGACGTTCAATCGCCCTACCGCACGCAAGAAGAACGGAAAGACATCGCCAAAGGCATGAAATCAGTTCTGCGCGGCATCGTAATAAAGGACAAGCATGGATCTAGCAACGATACAGATCAAAGTCGACACTCGACAAGTCAAAGCGGCTAACGAAGACATCAAGCAGCTCGGCACGACCGGGCAGATGGCGAGCAAGAAGGTTAAAGCCGCAAACGACGATATGGCGCAAAGCGCTAAAGGCACTGTCTCGGCATTCAAACTGCTGGGCGGCGCTATTGCCGCTCTCGGCGTCGGCGCTCTAGTGAGCAATTTCACCAGAACAGTCACAGAGTCAGAGCGATTAAAAGGCTCACTCACAACTATGACCGGAAGCGTCGAGAATGCCGCTTTCGCATTTGGCGAGCTAGAGAGATTCGCATCTCAGACGCCATATACTCTCGATCAGTCGGTCGAAGGGTTCATTAAGTTAAAAGCACTCGGACTAGACCCGTCAGAACGCGCTCTAAAGTCATACGGAAACACTGCCGCGGCGATGGGTAAGGATCTAATGCAGATGGTCGAAGCGGTCGCAGATGCGTCTACGGGCGAATTTGAGCGTCTGAAAGAGTTCGGCATCAAAGCATCGAAGGAAGGCGAGCGGGTATCTCTGACATTTCAGGGAATGACGACAACTATCGGCAACAGCTCGCAGGAAATTCAAGAATATCTACTCCAGATTGGTGAGGTACAATTTGGCTCGGCAATGGAAGACCAAATGAAGCGTCTTCCCGGGCTACTTTCCAATCTCGAAGATAACGTCGCTGCGTTATTCCGTAAACTCGGAGACGTCGGCGGCATTAAGTTATTCAGCGCTGCGATTACTGGCGCCAGTGCCGTTATTGTCGGAATAACAAACAATCTCGACGTTCTAGCTATTGGGCTGAGCGCAGCTCTGGCTGGATTCGTCGCATTTAGCGCCGGATCAATAGCGGCATCAATAGTCGCTGGATTTAGCAGAATGAGGGCGGCGGTGCTGGCTCTGAATGTGGCGATACGGGCGAACCCGATCGCATTTGTTGCATCTGCCATTACTGCTGCGGCGGTAGTAATTATCGCCAACTGGGACAAGATAAAAGTCGCTGCTGAGAGAGCTGGAGTTCAAATTCAGATAGCATTCGAGAAAGTGAAGATCTTTCTCATGGAGTCTTTCGCTACTGCGCTTAATTCGATAATCAATCTGTTTAGCGACGTTCAAGACAGAGCAATCGCAACGATGAGTGCGGTGGCTGCTGCTGCCAGAGACCCGCTGAATGCTTTCGAGACATTCAATCAAGTATTCGATGAGACTCTAGCAGGATTAAGATCTGGCAGAGACTCTGCCGATGTTTTTGGCGGCTCTATAGCAGCAAGTAGAGCGCGAGTCAGCGAGCTAGAAGGTAGTCTGGAGACGATGAACACTGAGGTGGTAACTACCGATGAGGTCGTCGGACAAACAGTACCATCGCTCTCTGACTTCGCTATCCAGATCGGCGAAGGCGCTACTAGTGCTGAAAATATGGCGCAGGGACTAGAAGCAGCAAAGACAAAGACCAAAGAGTTGCTCGGACAACTAAGCAACGAGACCGAAGCTCTGAGCATGAGTTCGCGCGAAATAGATATTCGCAACAATCTACAGAAAGCCGGGGTGGATGCTACTTCCGAACTCGGCAAAGAAATTATCGCTGCTACCAATAATTTTCATAATGAGAAAGAAGCGATAAGCAAAGCGGCAGATCAAGCTAAACGACTGGCTGAAGAGCAAGCGGAAATCGCCAGACGTAACGAAGCGATAAAGAGCGGACTATCCGACTTCTTTATGGATATGTTCGAAAACGGTCGAGACGCATTCGACAATCTGGCGAAACAGTTCAAAGCCATGATCCTGCAAATGATCGCGGACTGGGCTGCATCTAAGATTGTCGAAATGATTACTGGTCAATTCAATGGGCTGGCAAACAATATAAGCGGGATGTTCAGCGGGATATTCTCATCTCTCGGCAACTCGCTTTCTGGCTTGATCTCAGGCGCCGCATCGGTCGCAGGAAGAATACTGGGCATCGGTGGAGGAGCGGCTGCTGCTGGCAGCGCTGCGGCGTCTCAAGCAGCTATCGCGGCTGGCACGAGCACTATGGCATCGAGCGCGGCTGCGGCTGCGGGCGGCACTGCTGCGGCTGGTGGTACTGCCGCTGCTGGTGGCGGGATAGGAGCAGGGATTTCTGCTGGTTTAGCTAAAGCCGGATCAGCGATAAGCGCTGCCGGGGCTAAGGCTCTGGCAATAGCGACTAATCCGATAACTCTCACCGTGGCAGCAGCGGCTCTAGCAGCTAAAGCGCTGGACAGCGGCGGCACGCCGACTTCATCCGCTGGCATCACGATGGCGAAAACAGCCGGAATGAGCGAAGGAAATGTATTTAACGTGCCAGAGTTCGAGTCTGGATTCGCTCCGCTCGGATTCAAGCAGAACGCCACAGAAGCTCAAGCTGCTGCTGCGGTAGCGCCGCTGCGCGAACTAGATGCGACTCTTACAGCTCTGGCGAAAGATGCGGGATATAACGTCAATCTGAGCGGGCATACGTTTAGCGGTCTCGGAGTCGACGGCGAAGGCCCGGGCACATTCTTGGGAGTCGCCATCGAAGATGGAAAGCAGAAGGGAACGTCTATCCAAGAGCAGATGGATATGTATGCGAAAGAGTGGATCTATGCAGTCGGCGCTAGAAATGGCGTGGCGCAAAGTTCTCTCGATGCAATAGTGGCAGACGGTTCGGCAGCGGGAATTCTGCAACGCTCTGGCGATGTTCTGAAGGGCGCAATCGACGGCTCGCACCGAGACGGTCTCGATATGGTTCCTTTCGATGGTTACGTCGCAGAGCTGCACGCTGGAGAGCGCGTCCAGACAGCGGATCAGGCCCGAGCGTCTGATTCAGTAGCAGATGAGATGGGTGGGTTACGCCAGAGTATCGAAGAAGTCATGGTCGCAGTGGCGAGAAACACTCAGAAGCTCTACCGACTCAACGACCGCTGGGACAAGAACGGCTTGCCGCCGGTGAGGGCATAATATGAAGTTAATTCGACCGGAAACGGTTACAGACACGATCTTCCAGTCGTCCGACGTCCCGGAGAATGATTACTCGGCATGGCTGGTCGGCACGACTTACGCCGACGGCGACCGGGTAATCGTCACGACTCCGAACATCCACAAGATCTACGAGTCGCAGCAGGGCAGTAACACCGGGAACGATCCGACTACGGATGACGGCACATGGTGGGTTGAAGTATCCAGCACGAA